AATTAAGCAGATTCAAACTTTGTGAACGCCTCTTATTTTTCTCTTTCTGCGGGTCAATTAAGTTGTCTACAACGCCTAAACAGTTTCCATTGACATAATATGGTACAAATCTTATTATCGGGAACTTGTTCATTTCCCCGAAAGGTCTTTCGATATGCTCTAATTCAATATCCCCCAGTGTAGTTGTGCAGTTCATAACTGGGATAATGTTTTCCCTGACTGCAAATATAGGCTGTCTACCTTCTTCCTCTGCCCTTCTGCGGTCTTTTTCAAGTACAACCTTTAGCAAATCAAGTTTGCTCTTGTGTACCCTTGTATGGCTCATATTTATAGTGTCAATTAAAAAGGTAGCTTTCTCGTAATGTTTCCACCATGTTTCCCGGACTCTGCATTTAAACTGGTCTGGTGATACATCACTTCCGGGTATTTTAGTCTTATCCCTGTTATCCAAATCATCATATTTGAGATTGTCAATATCCTGTTTGCTCTTGGGATAGATGAGCTTAATCTGCTCCTTATCGCCCCAATAGGACTTGATAACATATTTCCCATAGTTCATGTCATATTTCTTGTTCTGCGGGTCTTCAACAATATCAAAAGGATCTTCCACATCTACTACTATTTCCCCGTTAAAGGGGTCATCATCATATTTAATGTCCAGTGATACAAAGCCTTTAGTTGAGATAATCCCGTCAAAGAACATGGCACTTCGTAAATACTGGGCATTAGACTGGTCTTCCACATGCTTGCATAGTTCGGTCAGTAATTCTGCAACAGGCTGTAATCCGCCTTTTTTCGGGAATACCTTAATATCCATGCCGTTTTGCCGTTCATAGCCTGTCAGAAGGTTAATAATCGGGAAGATGATATTCAGGGATAGGTGCATACGCTTCATTTCATCTAAAATGGCAATATCCCTTGCATCCCATTGTTTATCGCCCCCCATATAAAAGCCATAGTTACGGGTAGCCGCCTGAACATACTCAAACTGCCCTTTATAGCCTTCATCCCAGAAATCCTTAAGTTTAACTATCCTGTTGGTCTGTGTCTTGGGTTTAACGCCTACTGTTACCAATCCTGAATGTCCTTTTGGCATGGTTATAGACCTCTTTCCTTGATCCACTGCTTATGTCGTAACTTAATATTGCGATAAAACATATTTGCAGTAGTAATCTGTACTTTCATGTATTCCCCGCATTTATCGCAAGGCTGGTTATTTCTCTCTGCTACATTACATAGTTTTTCAGTTTCAGCCCCGCATTTGGGGCATTTAAGCTCATAGATTGGCATATAAACTCCTATACGCTCATGGCTGAGCCATAAGACCTTTTTCTCCTGAATACATTCTTAAAATGCTTTTCCTCTCGTGTTTTTAACACATCAAATCCCTGTGCTTGCCTGATATTAATAGCTGCATATCTTGCAGCTGCCCCTGCGTGGGAATGTTCGTTGTCGTTCTCTGTTTCGGTGTAACGCTGTTCAAGTTTGTTATATTTCTTGCCCCATTTGCGTAAGTGGTCTAATCCTGCCTTGCATTTTGTCTGGTCAAACCTGCATAAGCCCAACAATCCCCTTAACGCTTCTACTCCATTTTCAAAGCTGGCAAAAGGTGTCTTGTTAAACAGTATCCCAACATCTTTAGCATGAGCTAATCTGCTTTTGGCTGCGTCTTCTGCTCCAATCATTTCCCTGTGTTGGATATCATGAGGAGCAAAATGCTTACCATACAGATACGGTTTATCCTGCAATACTTTAGCCCAATAGGTAAATGTCTTGGCTGTTGCTTCTTCGAAATCTATGAAACGTATTTCCTGCCCTACCTGCTGAACAAACCAGACTGACATGCTATCTTTTCTAATCCCTAAATCCCAATAGGTATTGACTAAATAAGTCGGGTCATAAGGCAAATCTTCTATTCTTTCATTATCTTCTAATTCCTGAATTAACTTACCAACATAAGTTCCTTCTATCCCCTGTGAAAATGAGCAATAATATTCCTGCTGAACAAAATCCTCTGTCTGCCCTGTGGCAAGTTCTTCTTCTATGTCCGCCAAAGAGATTAAACGATAACCCTCGTGGTCGTAAGTGTCCTTGACAGTGTGCAAACACCGGAACCAGCGATTGTTCTTTGCTGTAATATCCCATAAGTCCTTAAAATGATTATTTCCATTTGGTGTAGACTGAAAGATAGCCCAACCGCCATTTTTGAGCAATATCGGTCTAACTACATCCCATGCCCCCGGATGCTGTCTGGAATATTCACTAAAGATAATGCCCCTTGGGTTAGTTCCTCTCATAGCTTCATAACGATTGTTTTCTGTCCCTACAATCTGGAGCATGGATATATCACCAGTCCTGCTGTAAATACGGAACTTCATATCGGTTGAGTTCGGCTTGGAAGCCAGTAATCCTTGTGGCAAATAGGTTTCTAAAAAGGTTTTCCCCTCATCAGTGTAGCCTTCCCAGAGTATCATTCGCCCCTGTTTTAAGGTCGGATAGACTAAAAAGTATAATCCAGGCTCTTGATACATCTGCTTGATAATCAAATTGATACACCTGATATCTTTCCCGCAACGCCTGTGGTCTACCCATATTCCACGCTTATAGCCATTTTCAAGCATATTAAAGCTCGGAACTTGCCAGTAATACGGCTGGAAATTATAGGGTATCTGTATTTTATTTTTTGTTTGTGTTGCTGTTGTCAATAGGCTTTTCCTTTATTTCAGGTGGCGGCCCCTGTTGAATATAATGGACTACTTCAACCACATCTGGAACTTTGTGTTCTACGGTCTGCGTATTTGAATATTTATCTCTGGCACGATTAGTAAGAGTAAATTCTATTGCTTTTTGTATTCCACGCTTAACATTCTTTTTTAACTGTCCCTCTGCAAAATCAATAAAACTCTCATCTATCTCATTAATTTTTTCTTTAAATTTTTCATTATTTTGACACCATTCATAAAAGGTTTTTCTGCTTATATTAATAGCCTTGCATGCTTCACTTACATTCCCCATACTGTTATCGTATGCTTTTAAAAAATGTTCTTTTTGTGTTACCTTTGTAACCCTTCTACTCATCACTAATCACAACCTTAAAACTTTCTCCGATATATTTCTGCAACGCTATTACATGGACTAATTCACTTGCTGGTATATCTAATTTAATTCTTGCCCCGTTGCCCTGCCCGTCAATATTGATTGCAGATTGTATAGGTGGTAAACTTGCTATAAACTCAATTTTGTTTTTTGAC